CGTGATGTGCGGGATGCCGTCCTCCCCGTCCTTGCGGGATGCGCTCATGAACCCGACTGACGTGTGGCCGATGATGCCCTCGGCCACGAGAGTGCGGATCTCCTGCGCCCTGGGCGTTGAGGCGTAGACGCCGCGAGCCTTGAGCACGTCGCCGTCATAGAACGGGACACCGCGGCCGATCGGGTCGTGGAAGTCGTGGAAGGCGTGGAACGGGATCGACTCCGGCAGCGGCTCGAAAGCCCGTGCCTCGATGACTTCACCGTCACGGTCGACCGTCGCGGCAGACAGGACCACCTCAAACTCGCCGTTCGGGTTCTCCGAGTCCAGCGACTTCACCGCTGCGAACGCATAGGACTTCTTCACGCTTAGCTCCTTGCCTTGATAAGCGCCTTCAGGTGGGCCGGGCCATTGGCGACAGCCAAGGCTTCGGCGACGGTTGCGGTGGTTGCGGGGTCGAGCCCATCGCACAGTTGTGCAGGGTCCACCTCGCTGAGGTCCTTCTGCCACGACAGGCGCCCCATCAACGTGCGCACGTCGGCAACATCAACGCCGCGCTCGTCGAAAACAGGAGCGGCGTCGAGGTCGAGGTTGCCGCCAGCCTCATTGACGATGCGGCGAGCCTCCTCGATGGTGATGACCTTGCCCACCCCGAGATAAAGCTGCTGGATGGTGCGAGCAACCGTCTCGCCACCGCCGCCGGCCGACTGCCTGTCGATCGCGTCGAGTGGCATGGTCGCCGTGTTGAGGAAGATTCGATCCGTGCCCTCAATGAAGGGCAGGTTCTCCATCTTCCGCTTCTCAGCAATGGTCATGTGAGTGGCCTTGGCTAGTGCGTCCTGTCGAGCCTCAAAAGCCCCGCGCAAAACCTCATCCATCAAGAACTCGGCGTACACCGCGTCATCCGGCCAGTCGACGGATCGCAGATCGGTCTCCACCGCAGCCTCATACTCCGGCAGGATCCCGCCCATCGTGTCGCGGTACATCGAACGCATCTGCTCGGTGATGTTCGAGAACGTCGCCCGGTCCAAGATGTGCACCACGGGCGGCGGCACATCGAAAGCGGCGCACACCTCTTCGCGGTTCAACTTCCGCGTCTCGATGTACTGCGCCTCCTCAGCCGTCAAGGTCGCAGGGTGAGGTTCGAGGCCTTCTTCGAGGATCATGGTGCTGCCCGTCCGGGCGGCGCCGGCGTGCATCGAATCAACCTGGGCGCGCAACCGCTGCTGCGCCGGCTCACTGAGGTTCTTCGGGTGCTTCAAGAACAGGCCCGGACGCGCTCCCCGCTCCCAAAACGACGACGTAGCCGCTCGCGCCGCCCACTCGTTCTCCAACGTCGCCCGCAGTGGCTCAAGTGGCGACATTCCGCGAGTGAGACTGTCCGGGTTGTAACCCTTGAAGATCACCAAGTCTTCACGCGGAATGTCACGCAGGGTCAGTGTGCCGTTGTCGAAGGTCCATCCGCCCTCAGAGCTCATCCCGCTCGGATGCAGCGGAAACAGCGCCACGACATTGCCGCGCCGGTCACGCGACTTGAACCAGAACGCCTCACCGAAAGTGTTGCGGGTGCTCGATGTCCAGATCCACAGCGAGTGCGCTGACATCGCCGGATTCGGCCGCGCCAACAAGCGCGCCATCGGGTGACCATCAGCCTTCGGCCGGTTGAGCTCGTCGCGCTCGTAAACCGGGAACGGCAACCGCGCATGAGCCTTCGCCAACTTGTTGACGAGGATGGTAACCCACAACTGACCGCGGTACATCTGAGAGTACGCGGTCGGGTAGATCAACCCTGCGGTTGACATCTTCGGGAAATACGTCGGTGACCCTGCCAGGAGGGGCGTCTTCGTCACGAGTGACCCGTTGCTCACGAACACGCGCTACCTCCTCTCATTTCAGGGGCGTTGGAGGTAGGCGACATCGGCCAGTAGGACGACGACCTCACCGTCGAGGGAAAGATCGGTGCGGTTCTCGCCAGCGCCAAGCGCCGACGCGTTGCGGATCACCAATGCCCGCGAGTCGTTCGACCACAGCACGCCAGCGAAGGATTCCCCGGACTTGAGGGTCACGACGACCCGCTCTCGCCAACGGTTCTTCAGGACCAAGTTGCTGAACATCACAGAGTCAACGCTCCTCGGGACTCGTAGACCGACGCCGTGCGCTCTCCGGCCTTCCACGCGGCCAACGTGACCGCTTCGAGCAACGAAATGTCGCCGGCTTTGCGTCCGAACGCGCGTCGGTCACCAACCGCACGCCAAGGTGCAGCCAAGACCGACTCGGTGAGGCCCTTGTCGCCCGGATGGACGAGTGCGGCGTCTTCCACGAGTCGCCACAAGCCCTCGCAGGCGTCGACCCAGTCCGCAGAGTCCGCCTCGGTGACATCGACGCCCGCCTCGACAAGATCAGGGATGAGGTACGCCAGCGGCCCCCGCTTGGCGACCACAACCGCGCACTGCTGCGCCGACTGAATCCGTGCAGCCTCAGCGACAAGCCACTTCTGACCGCGACGACGATCCACCGGAGCCACAGCCACGCGCCCGTCATCAAGGACCGCAGCCGCGCCAATCGACCCATACAGCCCATCCGGCGTGCCACCAAGCCCGATCGCCGGCACCTGGTCCGGCTGAGCGAACGACTCGACGAGAGCACCCCACCGATCCGGCGAGAACGCCCCGCCGAGACTCAACGGGTCCTCCCACCATGAAAGGAACTCCCGCATGAACTCCTCGGGCGTCTTCGCCATTGCCCGACGTTGATCCGCTAAGGCTTCCTCGGCGATCCGGCCGCACCACAAAGCACAGTTGGCGTGCCACCACAACGAGCGGTCATCCAGAGCGCACCCATCGGTGCCGATGTCATGCAAGCACTTCTCGTCCTCACACGGACGGACCGGAGCGCCATACTCGACATAGGCCAGCCGAGGGTCCTTGCCAGACCTGCCCCGATCACGGATGCCCCGCAGCACCACCGACGACTCAAGACCGGCCGACGACCCCACCCGCACTTGCGCACCAGGCCGCGTCAACATCGTCGGATAGACCGCCCCTACATGCTTCGGCTCAAGGTAGAGCGCCTCGTCCAACGTGACCCGCTGCACGCCCGTCAGACCGCGCTTACCCTTGCCCGTCCGAGACCCGAAATCAATCCGGTTGCCGGTCGGCTCATGCACGATCGAGCGGTCTTGGTGACCCTCGTAGAACCGGCACGCATCGTCATAGTCGGGGTTGCGCCCGATCCACTCCTTGAAATCCTGAAACGTCGCCTTCGCAGTGTCGTCCAAATGCGCCGACCACAAGTGCTTACGCACACCGAACACGAACATGTCCGCGATCGCCGCAATGCCCAACGTCGACGTCTTGATGTTCTGCCGCGGGCCGACCACACACACCTCGAACGCGGCCGGCCGATCCGGGGCCTTCTCGGCGTAGATCATGTCCAGCAACTCGCGCTGCTCATCATCAGGCGGCAAACCGAGATCGTGCCCGACCTTCGCCGCCAAGTCACCATTCGTCCACCGCTCAGGCGGCCGATGACGAAACAGTGGCGCGTACTCGGTCACGCGTGCTTAGCCCGCCGCGCCGCAATCTCATCCTGAAGCTGCTGCGGAGCAGACGCAACGCCCGCACCACGCAAAGCCACAACCAAGACCGCATCAAGCTGCCGGGACACGGCCGCCAACGCTGAGCCCGTATCCAAACCCGGCTCATCCATGCGACGGGCCAGAGACAGCGCCATCGCCCCGTGAGGCGTCTCCAGCCGATCCGCTGCCTTCAGAGCATCGACCGTCGCAGTCTCCACGGGTCCGGCAACATCCAAGACGGAGCCCTCGACCGGCCCGACCTTCGCCGGCAGCTCGACAACCTCACCACCGCCACGCTGAGCACGCTTCCGACACCGATCCGAGCAATAGCGCGCCCGATTCGACCGCGCCGCGAACGCCTTGCCGCACACACACACAACCTCGGACATCGACAATCACCGCCTTGTCACGGACACCGACGCCCCGGAGGGAGAA